TTGCGTGGTTAACATAATGGACATCGTATAAAGCCGACAAATGCGCACAAATACACAAAGGCCAATCGAATCAACGACTTACGCCAGTTCTGCGTCTGGAAGTTGTCCACATACGCCGAAGGTACTCGCCCGCTGGCGCGGCGGCTCGACCCCCCCCATCGCTCGGCGCGGCGGGGGCGGCTGATGGTGCACCCTAACAGCTAGCGAAACCCATGACCCACCCCCCTACCCCCACTACGCAAGCCGCCAAGCCGCCCAAAAAAAAATTGGCCACAGCACCCGATAACCCATTTGTCGAATTCGTCAAGCTCTATAAGAACAATCCTGTGCTGTTTGTGCGGGAGGTGCTGAACACTGAGCCTGATGTCTGGCAGATCGAATTCCTTAACCACATCGCGGCAGGCAACCGGCGCATCAGTGTCAGATCCGGCCATGGCGTTGGCAAATCAACGGCCAGCGCCTGGGCGATGCTCTGGTATCTTTTCTTACGGTTCCCTGTCAAGATCGTGGTGACGGCGCCAACATCCAGCCAGTTGTATGACGCTTTGTTCGCGGAGGTCAAGAGATGGGTGAAGGTGTTGCCGCCCATGTTGCAAGACCAGTTGGAGGTCAAGCAGGACCGGATTGAGATGAAGAGCGCCAACAACGAGGCGTTTATCTCAGCCAGAACAAGCCGCGCCGAGCAGCCTGAAGCCTTGCAAGGGGTTCACAGTGACAACGTGATGTTGGTGGCTGACGAGGCCAGCGGTATCCCTGAGCAGGTGTTTGAGGCTGCCGCTGGCTCGATGTCTGGACACGCCGCCGTGACCCTGTTACTGGGTAACCCAGTGCGGTCCAGCGGGTTCTTCTTTGACACGCACAATAGGCTGACGGCTGACTGGATCACGATGAAGGTGTCCTGCGCCGACTCGCCCCGAGTCAGTGAGGCCTACATTGAGGAGATGAAGGCGCGTTATGGCGAGGAGAGTAACGCCTACCGCATTCGCGTCCTTGGTGAGTTTCCAAGGAGTGACGACGACACCGTGATCCCGATGGAGTTGCTTGAATTGGCGACACAGCGGGATGTTGAGGCGAGTAAGCACGCACCTTTGGTGTGGGGTTTGGATGTGGCGCGGTTTGGCTCTGACAGGTCTGCCCTGTGCAAGAGGCAGGGTAATGCGGTGCTGGAGCCGATCAAGACGTGGAAAAACCTCGATTTAATGCAATTGACGGGTGCAGTTGTGGCCGAGTATGAGATCCTCGTCCCCAGCCAACGGCCGCAGGAGATCTTGGTGGACTCGATTGGACTTGGCGCCGGCGTGGTTGATCGGCTGAAAGAGTTGGGGCTGCCGGCGAGGGGCATCAACGTGGCCGAGTCCCCTGCCATGGGCGGGACTTATAGGAATCTGAAGGCTGAGCTGTGGCACAAGGCCAAGGCGTGGCTTGAGCAGCGTGACTGCCGGATGCCCAAGGATGAGGCGTTGATTGGTGAATTGGCGGCTGTGCGTTATTCGTTCACGTCCAACGGCAAGATCCAGATCGAGGGTAAGGATGAGCTGAAGAAGCGCGGGATGTCGTCGCCGGACAGGGCTGATGCTTTTTGTTTGACGTTTGCCTCTGATGCTGTGATTGGGATGTACGGCTCGGCTGCCTCGACCAAGTGGAATCAGCCACTGCGCAGAAACTTGCCACGGGTTGCATAATTCGTTAATTCTTTAAGGGAGAAATCATGAAGATGACCAAGGCACAAAAGAAGGTTGGCTCTGTGATGTCTGAGTACAAGGCTGGCAAGCTGCACTCTGGCAAGGGCGGCAAGGTTGTGAAGAATCCCAAGCAGGCCATTGCCATTGCGATGTCTGAAGCCAAGATGCCTATGCGCGGTGCTCGCACTGCCAAGAACATGAAGACAAAGGGGATGCGTTAATGGCTACCTTAAAGCGCACCATGGATCAAGCCATGGACCAAGACGAGGGCTATGAGGGCGGCGATGAGGGCGAGAGCTGCCCCATGGCGACTCAAGACATCACGTTGAATCTGAAGAATCGCGGCAAGGCGATCAATTCTGCCGACTATGGTCCTGAGAATCCCAAGCTGCCCAATAAGCAGTATTGGATGAAGATGGCGAAAGAGTGGCAGGTGTCTGAGGATGACGCCAAACAGAGTCTGTGCGGGAACTGCGCGGCGTTCAATCAGGAAGAGTCGATGCTTGAGTGCATTGCTGAAGGCATTGGCGACGAGGGCGACCCTTGGGCCATGATTGACGCTGGCGACTTGGGATACTGCGAGATCTTTGACTTCAAGTGCGCGTCCAGCCGTACCTGCTCGGCTTGGGTGGTGAGGGAAGAGGGCGAAGATGAAGAGCCTAAGTCTTTGTTGACTATCAAGATTGGGGTCAAAGGTGAAAAGTAAGCCTGGACTTTATTCAAACATCCAAGCCAAGAGAGCGCGGATCGCGGCTGGCTCTGGTGAGAAGATGAACAAGCCTGGCACGAAGGCGGCGCCCAGTGCTGCTGACTTCAGGGCGGCGGCCAAGACGGCCAAGAAGCCAAAGAAGTCGTCCAAGTGATTGCACCAATTTGCATCTCAACAGTCAACGGCAAAGGTTTGCGGGTGATGCTCACAAGCATTGCCGAGTACTGTCCCAAAGTGCCTGTCTATTTGCGCGGACCCGAGTCCATTATTGGCGGCTATGACACTGATCTGAAGATCTTTGGTGCGCCGCGCAATTTCGGGGAAGATTACAACGACGTCATGGACCGCGCCTTTGCTGACGGCTTTGACTCTGTGATCTGTGCCAATGACGATATTGTGTTGACGCCCACCAGCTACAAGCATTTGCTGGAGGATGTGGCGCAGTTGAAGGCCGAGACTGGTGAGCCTGTTGGCTGGGTGGCTGCAAGATGTGACGCTGCGCGGCCTGTGCAAAATGTGCGAAGCAATCCCTTTGGGCAGGAGCTGTACTACTTCAAGTACCCCTATGAAGACGCAATAATGCCGCTGGAATGCCCCTCCCCCATATTCTCATGGATTGGCCGCGATGCGTGGGAGTGCTTCAAGTTTCCTCCGCTGAACTGGTATTCCGATGACGTGCACTGCGAGGATTTGCGTGCCGCTGGCTTTCATCATTACTTGAGCCGGTCTTATGTGCACCACGTTGGAAGCCAGACGATTGGCATGGACGGCAACCGGCTGACTCAGCAGGCCGTGCCGTGGATCCGTAAGAACAGGCCGAAATATGCAAAAGACTGGTTTGGTTCTTAATCTCGGCTCTGGCAAGGACGCCAGACCTGACTGCGTGAATGCTGACATCCGCAGTGATGTTGGCGCCGACTGGGTTGTCGACATTTCCAAACTGTCCTATGGCGAGGTTGTCAAGCACGGCGGCCAAGAGGTCAGCATCAAGCCTTTTTGCTTTGAAAAGATTCTGGCGTTTGACGTGTTGGAGCACATTCCCGACCTGGTGAAGGCCATGACCAACTGCCGCGACCTGCTGGCCGATGGCGGTGAGATGCACATCCATGTCCCCTATGAGTTGAGCCATGGCGCGTGGCAAGACCCGACACATGTGAGGGCGTTTAACGAGAAGTCTTGGATTTATTACTGCGACTGGGCGTGGTATTTGGGCTGGAAGGGTTCGCGGTTTGAGATGACTCATTTGGAGATGCGTCTCAGCGAGTATGGTGCGGGACTAAAATTGCCGCAAGATGAGGTGATGCGTTTGCCTCGCGCAGTTGAATCCATGTATGTTGTCTTAAAGAAAGTATCAGCATGACCGAATTACCTATCACCACCGACATTGCGGCCATTGAGCCGATGGACGACACCGAGTTGCAGGGCATTGTCTCTGCCGAGCTGGAGGATGCCGTCAGCTACATCGACTCCGATGTCTCCCCCATCCGAGCCAAGGGCACTGAGTACTATCGCGGCGACCCCTTTGGGAACGAGGAAGATGGCCGTTCGCAAGTCGTGGCGATGGAGGTGCGAGACACTGTCTCGGCCATGCTGCCAAGCCTCATGAAGGTGTTTTTCTCCACCGAGAATGTCGTGGAATACATGCCTCGCGGCCCTGAAGATGTGGCCGGTGCGCAGCAGGCGACTGACTACGCCAATTACGTCTTCACCGCCGACAACAATGGCTTTATGACCACCTATGCCCTGTTCAAGGACAGCTTGGTGCGCAAGTGTGGCATTGCAAAGTATTGGTGGGAAGAGGTCGAAGAGGTCAAGATTGAGGAATATTCTGGCTTGGATGACCAGACTTTGCAGGTGCTGATGCAAGAGGGTGCAGAGGTCAAGATTGTGGTGAGCTATCCAGAGCCTGGTGCTATGCCGCAAATGGACATGACCACCGGCCTGCCCATGCCTGTGCCGATGATCCATGACGTTGAGATCAAGCGCAACACCAGAGATGGCCGCATTCGCATCATGGCCGTGCCGCCAGAGGAGTTGATTCTGGACCGCCGTGCGCGGTCATTTGACGATGCTGGCATCATCGCCCACCGCCAGATGGCGACTGTCTCTGACCTGATCGGCATGGGCTATGACCAGGACGAGATTGAGGAAAACATCTCCTCCACCGACTTGGACAGCAATGACGAGTACTTGGCACGCCAGCCTCTCTCCACCACGATGGGCGCCGGTGACAGTATGAATCCCATGCAGCAGCGGGTCTTGTACGTT